TGCAGGGTCTTAGTTTTCCAGAAGGAAATCGAACTCATCAGTCGTGGGGGCCTTGGCACCATTCGTAGCGGGAGCCTTCACGATCTCCTGCTTGGCCCCAGAGGCTGCGCCCTGAAGAGCATTGAAGCGGCTTTCTGTGTAGAAAGAATACTTCGGATAGCCACCATCTTCTTGCGGAGCAGTGTACTGGAAGTACACGGTACGGCCTTCCAGCTTCCCGAAGGGAACTTCCTGTGCGCCATCCAGCTTGCTCTCGGACACACCAGCAGAGAGAAGAAAGTCCTTCACGTAGCGAAGGAACTTCGCGTCACCGAGGTTGAAGGAATCGCGGTGGCGGATCCCATTCGTCTCCATGTAGGCATAGAGGCGATTCGAATCATCGTAGTGAGTGAAGCCATCGATGATGGCAGAGTGGAGGCCCGACTCCAAGAAGCCGAGGGGTGCTTGGGAAGAGGCGACTCCAGTGAAGTCGATAGAAAGAACAAGAGAATTAGACATAATGAAATTACCAATCGTTTGAGTTGTCCGCGAAGAAATCATCGAACATGGTCTGCTTGGAACGCTTGATCACGAAACGATGAAGGGAATCCTGAAGCGCCCAGCGGACATGGGGGTCAGGATATTTGGAAAGGCTCGAAGAGCTGGCAGCCTCTCGAAGAGTATCTCTCCAAGAGCCAGCGCCATTAGCTTCGAGTAGAGTCTCACTTAGTTTCTCCGCCACAGCTTCCTGCCATTCCATTCCCTTGGGACGGGGAATGTCGTAGCCAGCGGCGCGGAGCCCTTCAGCAAGATTCATGGGTGAGGGGTTGGGGAAGATACTGAGTCGATCACCTCCAATGTATTGGGAGTCGGAAGTAGTCTTGAAGACGAACTTCCAGGGGGCTGCGGTTTCGTCGTACACCACACGGGCAACAACATCACTGAATGCTGAGAACTGTTCAGGCAACTGCCCCGGCAGACTTGGGCCACCCCGAACGAACTTCCCAGAGGAAGTACGGGGAGGAGATTCATGGCAACTGAAGATGACATGAGTCCCAAGGGCAGTAGCGTTGCGTGCAGCGTCTCTCATTCCGAGGACGAAGTGTCGGAGCTGCCGCCACATATCTCCGAAGCTGTGTTTCTTTTCCAGCTTGTTCACGGTCTGCTCGACAAGGATCGAGAAATCATCGACGACAATCGAGGGAACCTTCCCAGCGAACTTCTCTACCAGCTTTGAAGCTTCACCCACATCTGCGGGGGAGTAGACTTCAAGCCCCTCCAAACCAAGGAAGTTGCTAAGGGGCAGCAGGCCACCCCCTTGGGCGAGGAAAATTCCGGTAGCTCCTGCGGCTCCAGTCACGGTAGACTTCCCGACTTTACTCGGGCCGTAGACTGTGATGAAGAGTCCAGGCTTTACTGTCTTGTCTTTGGTCTTGGGCACTTGTGTCTCCATTTCAATTTCATGGGGTGAGGGCATCCCCGCGTAGAAGTTCTCGATGCTCACTACTCGCTGCCCCAGCGACAACGATCAAACGCTTGGCACTGGCCATACTTTCCGAAGCACACTTGGTCGGAGAACACCGGAGTAAAATCCATAGGGTCAGTCAAGTGACTATGGTCACGGACCTTCTGCTCGATTGATTGCAGCAGAGGAACATACGAAGCCACGGCAGCCGGCGCTGGTTCCAGAGCACAGCGGTCAAAGTCGTAAGCAGGTGAGAGCTTCATCCGATTTACGATGACGCCTGCGAACCTGTCGCCGTACATCTTCTTGCCGAAGACCTGGTAGCCCAGGAACTGTCCAGACAAGATGTGCTGCCGTAGAGTCTTGCCCGTGATGCGGTAGCAGGACTTGTGATCCACGAGCCAGATCTTCCCGTGGGTATCTTCAACGATCAAGTCAACACGTTGAGTGTAGAGGAAGTCCGTGTCACCCAGGGGGATCCGGGCCCGGAGCTCCTTCTCCACAGCCACCACTTTCCACGGGCACTTCTCGTAGTGGTCGATGTAAGCAAGTACAGCGTCAGCAATAGGGGCCGCGTGCTTGTTCCAAATGTCGCCGCCTTCCTGCTCGGCCAGCGCAAACACGGCTTCAAATGGGGAGTAGAGATCAGACTCACTGTCCAGCTTCAACTGATAGTAGTGAGCCAGCCCGATGTGGAAGAGGCTCCCCTTCACCAGAGCATCCGAAGTGTGGCGTTCCATGGGGCTCAGATTCTTCCAGCCCCAGAGACGCATACAACGTGATGCAGATTCAAAGAAAGACCACCCGCGCTCGGATGGACCAGCGTCCAACAAGTTCATTTCATACCCCTACTTAGTGTTATTCCACTTAACAGATGGTACATCAGGTGTCACACACCTGTCTGTACGGTTGACTACAGTTGCGCCACTCGGTCGAGAAGATCTTCCTGCTTCGTCATGAAGTCTCCTTCTATCTCTTGAATCATCTCGTCGTCAGCGATGGTCCCGACAGCAGGCAGCTTGTCGATGAGGATCTCAGCTACGTGCTCGTCTACGGTACCTCGGGCAATCACATAAGATATGAGCACGGGCCGCTCCTGACCGAGCCTGGAAAATCTTCCTTCCCATTGTCGGACACTTCTTGGCGTCCAAGGAAGCATGACGAAGAGGGCCAGGTCTGTATCTTGAAGGTTGACGCTCTCCCCCCACGCATCCCCCGTGCCGACGAGGACGCAGCCTCCCTTCATATCCATGAACTCTTTTCGGATTACGTCCCGTTCATCCGTCCCGTGACCACCATGGGCACACCACACCTTCACATCCTCGGGAACCTTCTTACTAATGGATCGCCCAAGAACCTCGCAGTCCTTCCGCCTGCCTGTGAAGACAACAGTCTTCTGCCCACAGCGCACGGCTTCGATGACTCGTTCGAGAATGTAGTTCCGCTTCCGGCTTGCAGCTTCACGTAGAAGTACCTCGAAGACTGAAGTCCTATCGCCTGTCTTGGCAGCGGCCTTCAAGTCTCTCTTCACAGAGGCTGGCTTGTTCTGCTCCTCTCGATCCAGGTAGACAATCTGTCTCCTCTTTGCTGGGAGATTCTCCATGACAGCTTTCTGGTCAGTGTGGGATCTCGCCCACGCCAAACGCTCTCGGAGTTCTTCTGACGCAGAGAGCCCGTCGTACTTCCACCCATAGATATCTTTGAACCCAGCACAGTATCGTTCCCCGAATTGGTGAAACGATCCCCACTGCCAGGGCTCTACCAGATCAAGCTGCGCCCATAGGTCACGGGGTCGATTCGGAATGGGGGTAGCAGTCAGTCCAAGTCTACGCTCAGAGGCTTTCGCCACCTGGGCAATAGCAGACGCAGTGTTCCCCAGAGGTTCAAACCTAACCTTCCCGTTGGGCATCATGATAGGCTTCACCCGCTTGGGATTCTTCGCCCAATGAATCTCGTCCATCACCAGGCTGTGCGGTCCCAATGCTATGAGCGGGTCTTTCCAGTAGAGCAGAGTCTCCCATGCTGTGATGTAGATGCAGCGTGGATCGTTGTGTAGAGCGGGCAGATCTTTTATCCCTGTGAGAATTCTCGGGCGGAAGCGTGAGAATTTTCTGATCTCTTCCTTCCACGTCCCACGGGCTGCTGCCTTCGTCACCACCACCTTGGGCATACTCGGAGAGTCAGCAAGCCAGAGCAATCCGCAGAGAGTCTTCCCCGATCCAGGGGGCGACCAAGCAGAGAAGCCCCGCCTTGGCAGGGATTTCCTGAGTATGTCCCGCTGGTGCGGCATCAGAATATCTTTCACCCAGGGCAGAAAAGCTGGAGACTCAAGGATTTGTTCGAGCCTGTCCGCTCCGTCCGCACAACTTGGAGGATCACCCTGAAGGACAAGGGCATTGGAGGGGACTCGGTATCCTCCGCGCCGCTCATAGATTCCAGGCACCCACAGCTCAGGCTCATCCCGCGTGTACCTGAAGAGAGGAGCGTACACCATCAGCTCTCCCCACCGAAGTTTACAACCTTACCTTGCGGGGAACCCGACTTCGCGGACGGAACCTTCAACCCAATATACACATCGAGTTTTCTGCCACCAATGCGAGCCGGGCGAATCTTAACCTCGGGCAGGTCACCGATGGTGAGTCGAAGGATCGTCTCACTTCTCACATCAGTACGCCCCTTCCGGGCGCACCACTCCCGGTAACTTCCGTAGACTGTTTCGCATGGAATGGCGCGAGCAACCGTAGCTTCTGCAATTCGGATGTAGTTGGGTGGAGGCGGGTACTCCGAGAGAACATCTACGGGACCACGGGCAACCAGCTCCGCCGTGAAAGAATCCACGCTTCCAAGGCTGGCGCTTTGGAGTTGAGACTTCACAGGACTATTCAGTGGGCGGGAGATTAGATTCCAATCAATCTGAATCTGCTGGAGATAATCTGCGAAGGAACAGATCTCGTCGTAGAACCCCGGAGCAAAGTTCCCGGTCTTGGGGTCGAAGCAATCCCGCAGCATTCTCCTGTACTTGGGCTGCGCCACACCTGGCGAGAGGATGGAGAACCTCCGGTCATCCTGTTCAATGATGAAAGGACGACGGCGGTTGCTCGTCATCCACCAGGTCATTCGATTGGTGACAGTAGTCCTGGCCGCATAGGGTGCGGAACAGTGGACCCGATCATCGGTAATGGCTGCCTTGATTTCTGCGATGGTGTTCGCAGAACCTCGGTCAATCCCAATCTCGTCAGCAAGAACCAGAAGACTGGTGACGTAGTGAGAGTTGAAGTTGTCGTTGAGGGCTCGATTGGAAACGACCGTCGCATTTTTCTTCCCGATGATTTCTTGGAGCAGCCTCCCATACAAGCTCTTACCGATACCTTGTTGGGGGGAGAGGACCAGAACCGCAACCATGGAACGGCGCGTTGGATGTTGGATCAGGGACGCAGACCAGTGGAGAATCCACTCTCGAATCTTGGCATCGCCATCACAGAGGAGACTCAGAACTTGCTCGATCCTATCCCACTTACCAGCAGAGGGATTCAAGTCAGGCCATGAGTAGAGATTCAAGCAAGGAACCTCGTTCACCTGGACAATAGGATTCGGGATTGCCTTGCAGTCGAACCCATAAACCTGACGACTAAGAACATGATCGATCATGGCGAACGCATGGGACCGGTCACACCCCACAGGCAGTAGACCTACGAGGTGGTCCGTCAGAGACTCTTTCTTCATGGGCAGAGAGATCTGCCATCCACCTTCCGCATATCTATAGAACACCCCTTGCGGTGCGTTGTAGGCGATGCGGCCCTCGACATACTTTCTAAGTTCATCGGGAATCTCTTCAAGCCTGGCGATGCGGTCTTCAACACTCCGGGCTGGACTTCTTTTCTTCTTGCCCTTGGAACCTTTACCCAACCAGAATTGGTGATTCTCGTGCGCGTGCCTCTCGCTTGTGCACTGGAGGAAGGTACGGCCATCCTTTAGAATCCGGAGGAAGGCGCTTCCGGCAGAAGCATCATCCTGAAACGGACACTTGCACTTGTACTTGCCTGGCCCGTCTTCCAGCACATCAGCAACTGAACGGGTGGAACCATCGTCCAGCTCTAACATCTGCCCATTAGTCAGCTTCTGCTTCTTGTCATCCTTCTCTTTGGAGCACCCCAACTTATCGCTATCCAAAACCTTGCCCGTCCAATTTATGAGACAGACATACTCTTCACCCGCGACCTGGGCTGGTAGCGCATAGTGACGAGAGATGTTCCGAGCCTGCCTGTCGATCCCAGCTTCCAAACCAATAACGCGGAGCCCATTCTCCCATGCAATCGGATATTCCGTGGGAGTAAGTGGACGAGAGATTGGGAAGATCAGACGGAAACGAGGAGAACTTGGGCGGTGACTCCAAGTCGAATGGATGAGATAGGCAACCCCAATACTTTGAAGCCTCTCCTCCATCTCTTCATGGGAGAACTTCGGGTAGTCCAGGTCATAGACCAGCGACGTTATCTCCAGAACCGCGTCGTTCTTCCGCTTGGAACCTTGGGCATAGATAGCCGGGGACCAGCAAGGAAGACTCTTCTTGGAATGCTCTGCCCGATACACCTTGGGCTGCTCAAACATTCGGCTGAGGCTACCTTCTGATTTGACGGCACCTGAAATCGGTAGTACACTTGTCATGCCGGGGAAGAATGTGATCCTCCACGGCAAGCTTCCAGCAATCATTTATCGCTCCTTGGCCCCTGGTAGTCGGAAACGTCCCCTACCTACACACTCCGACTATCGGGGGCCTCCCCCTACACGGGGATTGTTGTTTGCTCCAGACCTTCATTGACCAGGAACTCCAGGGTGGAGTTCAAGGTAATGTAGCGTTCGGGGAAGGTCGAAGAGAGATGATCCTTTAGAGCCTGAACTTTCTCCCAGGTCTCTGGGGGAAGTCGGATGGGCTTACGGAACCTCTCACGGCCCTTCCTGGCTGGGCCATTGGAGAGACTTGTTGCGTCCAGGTATGGCGCCGCATGGGCACGAATGACAGCTTCCCGTTTCATCACGCCTCCATACTATGCGAGTTCATGGGATCATTGGAGGCTTCAGGCTTCACTAAATCGATGATCTTCAATGGGCGAAACCAGATCAATGGACGTAGAGAACCACGACGCCGCTGCTTTCGCTTGAACCCTGAAGCCTTCAGAATCTTGGCGCTGAAGATTTTCATCCGGTGTGGGCTGAAGACGGGCTCGTCTCCAAACATTACGTCCACGAGCTCATCCATTGTGAATGAACCTTGGGTTCCAATGAGATGGTCTGCGGCACCAAGAACCTTGGACGCTTGAATACCGTCACGCTTCTCGTCCCGCCGTACTTTTTCGATAACGCTCTGGAGTGCATACTGAATTGCGCCAGTCCGGTCTGTACCGAGAATGGCAGCAGCTTCATCCGCCAACTTTGTAAGCTGAACTTTGTCCATAGACACCTTCCTTCCTTCTATATCTACTGATAGAGTACCACACCACCTGGCACCAGTCAACCACCGTTATCATTATTATAATCTGACGCCGGACCTGAGCTCGGGACGCTCAGAAAATAATCAAGGGTACTGACAAGGTTGATAGTACAGGTAGAGGGCTCACGCAGAACTACCATAGTCGAGGTTGAACCCTCGAAACGAAGGAACCCACTAACGTACTAACATAATCGTTTGCAGGGGTAACCCCTACCTATACCTATAGAACTATCTCCAACCCTCTACTGTGATCACGCTTGACCATAGTCGTACGTTGTTGGTTCGGATAGTTCCTAAAGGATGCGAGCGCCATTCCTGCCTGGGACACGTCGCCCGGAGAAACCGCTGGAGGAACCACCACTTTCGAGGAGGCTAACATGTACTCACAAGGGGGAAAGGAACCTTGTCAGTACACATAACCTCAGGCTTAAAGGGGGAGGGGTTGAACCTAAGCCTTGAAGACTCCTATGGAATCGGGTAGATTCTTTTTGGCATACCCCATTTCAGGGCGGGCCGAAGTCCCATAAGAGTCAAAGGAGTTGACGATGCCTTATATCAAAGCCAAAAGTTTGAACCCTCAGCATGGAGTTGGCTACCATGCTTCCTTTCTTGGTATTGCTGATGAAGCGCTCGTGAAGAATGATATCGTGGTCGCAACCGGAGTTTCTGGAGACCGAGTGAAATTCTCCAAGGCCAACGCCAATGTGTCGAACCGGCACCTCGGAGTTCTGGGCATCGCAGATCATGCTGCCGCAAGTGGGGGAACCGTTCGTATCGTGAGCCACAAGATCATTAAGACCGCGGTCAATACTTCGGGCTCTAATCTTGGGGCACCCGTTTACCTCTCGAACGTCAACGGTCTTGGATCTCTTGGCGCTGGGGCTGCCAGCATGGTCGTCGGGAATGTGGTGGTCCTCCACGCTACTGAGGGGAAATTCCTTCTGGCCCCCGCACATAGTGTTGGAGTCGAGTAGACTAATTGTCCTACCCCGGACGCAAGAACCCCCCCGCCTGGAATAAACCGGACGGGGGGGTTCTAAGTTTTTAGCTTGAAGCTAAAGCGGGATCAGCACTGCGGCAAGCATGGCGAGAATAATCATCATCGCCAGAAGATCATCTGTGTTCATACGAGAGGCCCCAACTCCGCCCGGTAACCTTGGACGGTTCGAAACTTGCCAGGGTAAAGGCCCATGACAGGAAAGTCTGTGTAGGAATTAACGAACCGTGGATGCTCCTTCGTTGAATCGCACACGTCGACCATGGCCGGTCGAATCGTCGCATACCTAAGAACATGAGTGGTAGAGGACGGACCACTTTCTTTCACGGCAACAATTCCATCACCGCCTTTATCCTCGTCCCAATGATTGAGCGAGATAACCTCGCATCGAGTGGGAAGACAGTACTCGAAGTTTGGGTCATGAACCCCAACTACGGTGTAGAAGAGTCGGTGCCCGTTCTTCGCTGGAACCCAGAAGCTTCGGAACCATTGACGGTGAGCAGGGAATTGCTTCCCTCTCCTTGCGAGGTGCGCAGCATTCCCCAGCTTTATTATCTGGACGTTCTGTTTTGTGTCCCTTACCCCACCAGTACGTTCTGTCCCACACTGGTGCGCGAGCTCCTTTTGGAGGGCATCCATCCAGACACACCACCTCCGCTTCCGTGAATTCGTATCGATGCAAAGAACGGTGGGCCCCCCTCTATCTTGACCCTTCTTTGTAGAAAGAGGAAAGTTCGCATAGGCGTGGCGATCGCTATCGGAGGAGACTCCGTGCGTCCG